CCGGGGCGCCTTGGAGAGTCAGCGCAATCCAAGTTGCTGCAGGCGGCACTCTGTATGCCAAACCTATAAACATTCGCTGATTATGGGATTCGGCATTCCTCTCAGGAACGGGGCCGCTATAGGGCTTGGGGCAATCCCAAGCCTAAAAAGCGGGGGCGGAAATGTCACCGTGGCATTTCAATTCGTCAATCAAGCCGCGCTTGATCCTAGAATCACATTTACCCGAGCGTCTTCAGGGACTTATTTTGATAGTGCAGGGCTTGTTCAAATTGCTGCGACGAACGTCCCGAGGTTTGATTATGACCCCTTGACTCTTGTTTCCAGAGGGCTCTTGATCGAGGAATCTCGAACCAATTTGTTAAACTGGAGTCAGACGTTTGCCACTGCTGGCGGAGCTCAGAATAACTGGGTTGATAGTGCAAGCCTGCAACGGGTCAGCGCAACACGCACCTCGCCAGACGGCACGGGGAACGCGCTGGAAATTAAGGCAAACGGCGCGGCAGATCAGACCATTGTATCCTCGGCGGCGGCGGGTAGTTCAGCGCAGCGAGTGTTCAGTGTTTTCCTGAAGCGTGTCACAGGCACTGGTGACATTCAGTACACGCTTGATAACGGGGCAACATGGACAACTCAAGCAATTACGACGGCATGGGTGCGTTATACGTTTCCCGCTACAACGGCGAACCAGCAAGTCGGCATCCGAATCCGAACCAATGGCGATGTGATACAGATATGGGGCGCGCAACTAGAGGCGGGCGCGTGCCCAAGCAGTTACATACCGACCACTTCTGCATCGGTTCAAAGACAAGCAGATGTTGCAACAGTAACAACACTGTCTCCTTGGTATAAAAACTCCGCAGGAACATTGTTTGCCCAATTTATTGAGCCATGCCCTGACGGGGCAAACAATCGAGGAATTGCGGCGTTGGATGACGGATCAAACAACAATCGTTTTTCAATGTTCGTTCCTCTTGGCACACCAATGGCGGTAGCCGCTCGTGTGGTGGCGGGAGGAGCAGCAACAAACCCGGCCAACTCCGCATCATTTTCTGCGGGAGCAATAGTAAAAGCTGCTCTTGCTTATGCTGTGGGAACCAATCAAGCCGCGTTATCTGTAAATGGAGCGGCGCCCTCTACCGCTAGCCCTGCCGCAAGCCCCACAGGGGTTAATACGCTTCGAATCGGCGCGATATTTGGTGTAACTCAGTTAGGCGGATGGATACAAGAAATAAGGTATTATCCAAGACGTTTAAGTGATGCAGAATTGCAAACTTTAACAACTTGAATACAATTCAAAACGTACTGGCCCGAATGACCAGGGATTCCAAGGAATCAAAATGATTGAAGAAGCAGTGCCAGCGGAGGTTTCCGCGCCGGAACAGGTCGAGACGGCATCGCCTGCGCCCGAAGTTTTATTGCCGGAAGTGACCGAAGAATCGCAAGAAACTAAACCTGCAAAAGTATTTTCGCAGGAGGAAGTTGATGCGCTAATCGGTAAAAGGCTTGCAAGAGAACAGCGCAAGTGGGAAAGAGAGCAACAGCGAATTGCTGCGGAAACGCAAACAGTTAGGTCTGTTCCGGCGGATGTTCCGCCTGTAGATCAATTTGAAAGCCCGGAAGCCTATGCGGAAGCATTGGCATACCGAAAAGCTGAAGAGTTGGTTGCAAAAAGAGAGCAGGCAAAACAGCAGGCTGCATTGCTTGAAAGCTATCACGACAAAGAAGAGCAAGCTCGGGACAAATACGAAGACTTTGAACAGGTCGCGTATAACCCAAATTTGCCAATCACCGAAGTGATGGCGCAAACAATTCAGGCTTCAGATATTGGACCCGATGTGGCTTATTACCTCGGGGCGAATCCAAAAGAAGCAGACAGAATTGCCCGCATGTCTCCTTATCTTCAGGCAAAAGAAATTGGAAGAATCGAGGCAAAACTTGTTGCAGATCCTCCGGCAAAGAAAACAACTTCGGCTCCGGCTCCAATTAAGCCTGTGACTGCTCGCACTTCTGGGGCACCTGCTTACGATACGACCGATCCCCGCTCAATTAAAACCATGAGTGCATCGGAATGGATTGAGGCAGAACGTCAAAGGCAAATGCGGAAGCTTGAGGCGCAACGAAACCGTTAATTATTTTAGGAAACCATCATGGCAAATAGTATTCTTACCATTGACATGATTACTCGCAAGGCTCTGGAAATCCTTGAGAATAATCTTGTCCTCACCCGCAACGTTAACCGCCAATACGATGATTCGTTTGCCGTTGAAGGCGCAAAAATTGGCTCCACTCTGCGCATCCGACTGCCGGACCGCGCTCTGGTTACTGACGGCGCCGCCCTGCAAGTTCAGGACGACAACGAACAATTCACCACGCTGGCTGTGGCTTCCCAAAAGCATATCGGCGTGAACTTCACCTCTGCCGAACTCACCATGCAATTGGATGACTTCGCAGAACGTGTTCTGAAGCCTCGTATCAGCCAGTTGGCTGCATCAATTGATGCTGATGTCGCTAACGCATTCAAGAGCATTGGCAATAGCGTAGGTTCCCCCGGCACCACTCCCGGCACTTCGCTTGTTCTTCTGCAAGCTCAACAGAAGCTGAACGAAAATGCGGCTGTCATGTCGCCCCGTTATGCCACTGTGAACCCGGCAGCCAATGCTGGACTTGTGGAAGGCATGAAAGGCCTGTTTAACCCGACCGACACTATCAGCAAGCAGTTCAAAAACGGCTTGATGGGTACGGGCGTGCTGGGCTTTGATGAAATCAATATGTCTCAGTCCATCAAACAATTCACGACTGGTTCCAGAACCGGGACTATTACGGTGGATGGCACGATTTCCGCTCAAGGGACCAGTAAAATCACCCTGAACGGCACCACCGGCAACACGCTGGCGGTGGGCGATGTTTTCACCATTGCGAATGTCTATGCGGTGAACCCGCAAACTCGTGAATCAACCGGCTCGCTGCAACAGTTTGTTGTTACTGCTGCCAACACTGCCGCCGGTAGCAAATTCACCGACGTTTCCATTTTCCCGGCCATCTATACCTCGGCGCATGCTCTGGCCACGGTGGATTCGTTCCCGCAGAACCTTGCTGCAGTAACCTTCCTTGGGTCGGCCTCCACCCAGTACCCGCAGAACCTTGTGTATCACAAGGATGCAATCACGTTTGCCACCGCTGACCTTCTCCTGCCGCAAGGCGTGGATATGGCCTCGCGTGCTGTGCATAACGGCATTAGTCTGCGAGTGGTTCGCCAATACGACATCAACAACGACCGCATGCCTTGCCGTATTGACGTTCTGTATGGCTACAGCGTTATCCGTCCGCAAATGGCTTGCCGTATTTGGGGTTAAGCTTGCATCGGGGGCTTCGGCCCCCGTTATAAACAATTTGAAAGGAATTAATCATGGCTCTTCCTAATGGCGCAGGCGGTTATCAAGTCGGCGATGGAAATCTCGGAGAAGTTAGTTTTTACAACACCGAAGCCCCTGCCGCACTGACTGGGGCATCCGTAACGATCACTGCCGCTCAATTGGCCGCAGGCATGTGCACAATGGATCCGGGCAGCACTAGCGCGGGCACTTACGTGTTCCCTACTGGAGCTCTTCTGGATGCAGCATTCCCCAGCCTTAAAGTAGGATCCACGTTTGATTGTTCGTTCATCAACATTGGCGATGACGCAGGGAATGATGTGACATTTCAAGCGGGCTCTGGAAATACGCTTGTTGGAAACGACATTATTCAGGACGCGCTGACTAAAACGAACAATACGTCTGGAACCTTCCGATTCCGCAAAACTGGCGATGCGGCATATACGATTTATCGCATTTCCTAAGCAGGCATGGGGGCTTCGGCCCCCTTTTTGAAAGGATAAAATATGCCTAATACGAAACCAGTAGGGGTGGCCTACTCTGATCCGGAGCTGGTGGCAGGTACGACTATCACGGGCGCGTCTGTTGTGGGCTCCACTCTTGACTCCACTAGTAAAGTTGCCAGCAATCTGCAAAACGGGTTTTCAATCACTCAGCAAGGCGCCACGATTGCCACTACCGGCAATAGCGACATTTTTGTTATCGCTCCTGCTGCTGGCACTTTGTCTGTTGCTAGATTCTCAGGAGTTGATGCGCTGACGGCAAGCGATATTAATT